GTGATAGCAGGGAAATCTGCATATCAGAACAAACGTTTAAGAGCATACTATGCGCATTAATATGGTAAGGAGAAAACTTCAAAATGGATTTAACAATTGGATCTAGGCTGAAACATGCCTTTAACGCTTTTATGAATCGAGATCCCACTCACTATCGTAATTTGGGACCTGGCTATTCCTATCGACCTGATCGACCGAGATTCACTAGGGGGAACGAGCGAAGCATTATCACTTCCATATACAATCGGATCGCTTTGGATGCTGCACAGATGACCATTAATCATTGTATGACCGATGAAGATGGAAGATTTTTGAGCGTTGTGAACGACGATTTGAACAAGTGTTTAAACTTGGAAGCGAATATTGATCAGACCGGTCGTGCCTTCATTCAAGATGTTGTGATGTCGATGTTGGATGAAGGTTGCGTGGCGGTTCTCCCAACAGAAACAGACACCGACCCAATCGATCGTCAAACCGGGTCTTATACGATTTATTCCATGAGAACCGCAAAAGTTCTTACCTGGTATCCAAGAGATGTTAGACTTCGTGCTTATGACGACCGAGACGGTTTGAGAAAAGAGATCACTGTTCCAAAAAACAGTGTTGCGTTGGTTGAAAATCCGTTCTTCGCGGTGATGAATGAACCAAACTCAACCGCGCAACGATTAATGCGGAAACTATCTCTTTTGGACGCAACGGATGACCATAATGCATCTGGTAATATCGATTTGATTATTCAACTTCCCTATACCGTGAAAAGTCAAAGCCGGAAAGCACTCGCCGATAAAAGGCGAAAAGAGATGGAAGATCAACTAAACAATTCGACCTATGGTGTTGCTTACATTGACAGCAGCGAACGAATTACACAGTTGAATCGTTCTATTGAGAATCACTTGATGACGCAGGTAGAATACTTCACAAATCTTTTGTTTTCCCAATTGAATATGACGCAGGGAATTTTAGATGGTACCGCAGACGAGAAAACGATGCAAAATTATTATACCAGAACAATTGAGCCAATTGTAGCGGCAGTAATTGATGAAATGAAACGAAAGTTTCTTACCAAAACTGCGCTTACGCAGCATCATTCGATTCTGTTCTTCCGCAATCCGTTTAAGATGATTTCGATTACTGATATGGCGGAAGTTGCTGATAAGTTCACCAGAAATGAAATCACAACTTCGAATGAAATTCGTCAGGGTATTGGTATGAAACCGTCAAAAGAGAAGAAAGCGGATGAACTTCGAAATAGTAATATTAGTAGAATGAAAGATCTAGCGCCACCGGCGAACGAGGTGGAGATTGAAACAGAAAAGGAGGAAATAGTTCAAAATGAGTAAGTATGACTTTAGTGGGTATGCTACAAAAGCGAACTTAAGATGCTCAGATGGTCGAGTCATCATGCCTGGCGCATTTAGGGGTCAGGATGGGGTAAAAGTTCCACTGGTTTGGAATCATCGGCATGGGGATATTGCTGACGTGATTGGAAATGCCGTTTTGGAACATCGTGCA